CCCTCCCTGCTATTTGGAAGAGGAGTTGGCGTTCCCGGTCTTTTCGGAGTTTTTTTCAGCCGCTCCGGGGGTGACGTTCATCAGCCGCATCACCGCCTCCGAGCATTCGTCCACAAAAGAGTTGGTGGGCTGCCCGGCCAGGGTCTCGTAGTCCGCGTCCTCGTAGACGCGCTCGTTAGTCCCCGGGACGTAGGCGCACTGGATGACTCCGCGGAGGAGGAAGTCGTTGAAGTCCACGTCTCCGTCCTCGGTTTTGGCCGCCTGCAGGAGATCGTTGCGGACCTTGACGGTCGGCTGTCGGAGCTCGATCTGGGTCCCGTTGACCGTGACAGTCTCGGACCCCAGACTCTTCGACTTGCCAAGCGTCGCCGCCCTGATCTTGTCCCGCTGTGACTGCTGCTCGCTCATATTTGCTCCCTTACACGGTTGTCAGTTCGCCGGTGCCCTGCATGGTGGCTGTAAACTCGTTCATCCCGTCCATGGTCGAGGACAGGGACAGGTCCGTCGGGACCGTCTCGCCCTTCCAGCCGCTCGACCCGTCCGGGAGATATTTGGTCCAGCACGTGGCCTGCTCCTCCCATGTGTCGAGCAGGTCCCGGATTGCCTGCGGCAGGCTCGTGTCCGTGGCGTGGTACCAATCATAGGGCACCTGGTTCGCGTCCTGGACGTTAAGCTGGAACGTCAGGCTCTCTTCCTCCAGGGCCCCGACCTCTCCGCTCAGCTCGTCGGCGGTGAGGCGGAAATAACCCCGTGCGACGGATTTCTGGTTCCCATCCGGATTCACCTCGATGATCCACTGCTCTCGCCCGGTCAGCTCAGTGAAGAAGTCGTTGGAGGCATCGTAGAAGCTGCCGAGTTCCAGGCTCACGGTCCGCAGGCCCATGTCGTAGACCCGGAAGCCGCCATTGCTCTGCACCTCGTCCCGGGAGGTCGTGTTCTTGGTCTCCGCGGTCATGGAGAGGGTGATGTCCCCGGCCTTGGCTATGGCCTCAAGCGGGAAGTAGCTGAAGTCCGCGGTGATGGCCCCGGTCACGGTGTAGCTGTCCTTGAAGGTCACCTTCCCGAACAGGTAATTGATGTTGTCCACCTGATCGGTCACGTCCGACCCGTCATCATAGACCGTCACCGTGGCGTCCTGGCTCCACAGGGACTTTGTGAAGTCGTCCACCATGTAGATCTGGCCCTCAAGCTGCGACAGGCTCTCGCCGGTCACAGAGGTCGAGGTGCCCGCCCGCTTGATCGTGGCCTTGTATCCCGGGAAACCCTTGTAGTAGGCCGTGGAGTCGATGGACCAATCCATCAGACCGGCTTCCGTGGACTGGAAGGACTGCCCCAGGATGGTGTCCGTGATCTCCTCGCCGTTCAGCGAGCGCGTCCCGCTCGGCCCCGGGAGGTCGTTATAGGTGCTGTCATCGGGGGAGATTTGGATCCGCTTGGCTCCCATCGCTAATACCTCCTGATACGGAAGTTGACCGTCAGAACCGGTCGGTTGTTATCGTCGTAGCGGAGGAACGTCACCTCCGTTTGTTGCCACACTCCGGCATACCAAGTGCCGCCTATCGTCTGCGGGGCGAGATGCCCCAGGGTGTCGGCTACCTCCTGCGCCTTAGCCCAGGCCTCAAGGTAGCCTCCGGCCGCGCCCCGGATCCTGGCCTGCAGGTTGGGGCGGAAAAGATCCGTGTCGTCCATCAGATACAGGGGCTCCGGCCCGCCCGAGTCATAGAGCGTCACCACCTCGTCCGGGGAGGCCGGCTCCTGCGAAATGTAAATTGCCCAGCCCGATGTCCCGGCGAACGTGCCCACGCCCGCGCCAACGAGAATGTCCTTGAGGTCCTGCGATGCCGGGTTCATACGCTGGCCTTCTTACGGATGGTTTGAATGATCCGGTCCTGGTTCTCGTTCAGGGCCCGCTCCAGAAACTTCGCCTCGCCGTTGTCGTGCCGGGCCTCCAGATCCTCGTGGACAAAAGGCGCGTAGCTCGCTTGGTAGCCGATCACTGCGGCCGGGTTGTCCCCGCCTTCGCTGTCCGTGTAGGCGCTGTTTTTGAGGTTCCCGGTATCCACCGGGGTCCGCCTCTGCGCCTCGCCCTTGATGAGCAGCGCGGCGGCAAGCAGCCCCTGCTCGTTGAGTCCCTGGATCCTGCCGATCTCGCGGTTCAGGTTGTCCAGGATGTTATCCAGGCCGTGCTTGTTTACAGCCATACCTTGATGGTCTCCTGCGTGCCCTGGAGGTTCGGCACCTTCCGTACTGCCCGGATTTCCAGCGCACCGTCCACGGTTGTCGGGTCGCTCGCCGTGCTCTCGCCGTGGTAAAGGTAGCCCCCGAGCTCTACCTCCTGGTCGGGATACACGACGGATTGCGAGCGGACTTCCTTGCCCTCCGCGTCCACAAAAAGCTCGTTTCGGCCCTCCCAGCGGGCCTTGATCGTCACCGGGTCGGGCCAGGTCGTGCCGCCGTACCCGTCGGGCGTTCCCGGCCCCCAATAGGTGACGGTTGAGGTGTAGAACTTGGAGAGCCTCATAGGAACCACATCCCGGCCTTGCGCTTGCCGAGGGAGGCCAGGCGGCCGGTTGGATCGAGGCTCTGCACCATCTGCCCGTAGCGGCTGCTGTCCAGGCCGAGGCCGGAGCCGCCCTGATAGGTAGACGACGCATCCCCGATGCTTTCCTTGCTCACCCGCGGATCGTAGGCGGTGGCAAGGTGGGCCGCGAGCCATCGTTCTATTTCTTTCAGCTCGTCATCCTGGAGGCCCTGGCCTTTCAGCCGCCGGTCCACCGTCAGGTTCGCCGCGGTGATAAAAGCGCTGAGGTCCGAGACCTCAGTGTCCATGATTTCCCGGACCTCAGCGTCGCTTACACGGGCTGCCATGGGTTACTCCTGCTTGCCCGATGTGTTGCCGGATTCGGAGCCGGAGGACTTGTTGTCCTCGCCGGACTGCTTCTCCTCGCCGGACTGCTCGCCCTGGCCCTGGTCGGCGTCCGCCTGTTGTCCCTGGCCCTTGTTGGCCTCGGCCTGCTGCGGCTGCTGTGCGGACTGCTGCGGCTTCTTTGGTTCCACCTTCTCCAGCTTGTCGCCGTGCTGGGCCAGCTCGTTCTTTGTGGGCGTGAACGCCTCCCCGCCCGGCTGGTATGTGACCCGGGCACCCTTCTCGAAGCGAGAGTGCTGGCCGTGCCCGGGCTTTACGCGATACTTTGCCATGTCGTCAGCTCCTTATGGCTTCCGATTAGGTGGTGTAGTGGATGATCCCGCAGTTGCCGTTATAGTCGGACTTCACGCGGGGAGCCCAGGCGGCCATCACCTTGTAATGGGCCACCATGTTGCCCTTGCTCATCCACTCCACGTTGGTCACGCCCTGCCCGATGGCGAGGTCCACCACGTCGCGGCTCATCTGGACCATGGTGATGTTGTCCGCGGGGAGCACGTCCGCGGGCTTCACGTCGCTGATCTCGCTGTACTGCCGCAGGCGCTCCAAGTAGGTCCGCTCGCTGTAGCTCTTGTAGTCGGAACGGAGCACGGACCAATAGGAGGTCGGCACGTAGAGCACGAACGGGCCAAAGAAATATTTGGCGTCCGCGTCGGAGAGCATGGCCTCCACGTCCGCGAGAATGTCCCGGTTGGTTTCGTCGGTCCACGCTGCGGTCACGCTCCCGGTGACGCGGTTCGGATGCGTCCGGTAGCCGTAGAGGGTGTTCCCGTTGACGGTGATACCGGCCTGTCCGTTGAACAGGATGTCCTCGGACTTGTCCCGGACCTTGCGGGAAGCCACCTCGGCCTGCGTGGTGTCGATGGACTGGCCGAGCTTGCGGCTGGCCTCCAGGCGGCGCTTGTTGATCCGGTAGGCTTTGTGGACCACCGGGATGGGGACGTTGGCGAGCGTGTAGGCGATGGTGTCCTCGTCGCCCTCTGCCTCGCCGCTCATATCAACGTCGGCGTCGCCCATGTCGGACATCTGCTCGTACTGGTCCACCAGCACGCCCAGGCCGCCGAGGTTGCGGGTCAAGTTGCGGTTCTGCAGGTCGGCAATGCCGTTCAGGCGCTGCCGCTGCACCTCAATAACCGCCGTATCCAGGGCGGTCCACTCGTCCTTGCGGAGCAGGTCGTTGGTCCGCATGGCGTTGACATTCAGGATGTCCGCCATTTCCTGCGGGCTGTTCACGTTTGCGATTTCCTCGGGCATATTCGCTACCTCCGGGGTGTTTGGCGTTTCAGGTTAGGCCACCTCGATGGCGATCCGGACGGCCTCGGAGCCGCCGCTGTTGTCCACGGCCTCCATGGCGTAGCCGATCACGTTGTCGGCATCGCCGGTGGCCGCAGTG